CCGAAGACAACCAACTCATATATCATCACCTCTTAGAAATGGTCAAGAAGACCAGGAACACCGTAAACAGGCATGGGCCGAGCACATTTTAGATCTAAGTACGCGTCAAGATAAAACTGCGGTTCAGTCTGCACCGCACTAATACGCTTAATAGCTTGATAAGAAGCCTGGTCTTGAATAAACTCGCCATTAAGAGCAGGGAGCGCATCAAATTTCTGGGCAAAGTGCCAAACATCCGTACTCTGCGCATATGTTGAGCGCATCTTGCCAGTAATAATAGATGGATGGTAACGACATTCAGCGTAACGTTCTTGATAGCCAAAGACCTGGTTGTCAGCATCAGTACCTTGTGCGTAAATTTCTTTATTGAGAATCGCTTGCTCACCTAAATGGGCAAAAGTAGGCCAATAAAATTCTTCTCTCGTTTGGCGAAGCCATGTCTTATTGATACCCTGCTGATAACTCAAATCAGTGCGGATATTACATAAACCGATCACAATACCGTGCTCCGTAAACGATTTATTAAAACCGTGAACACGCGTACTCATTAAAGCGTAGGCAGATAAGTTACCCTGCGGAGAAGTGGTGTCCGTAGAAGACGTCTGCTGAACGGGATTGAACATAATCGGGGTTGAATCACCGCCAAGGTATTCACTACGCTGCAAGCGAGCATCAGGGGAAATAATCCCGAAATGTGAACGAATAATTTCAGTATATCGAGTACCGCCGCGAGCATCTTTTTCATAAAATCTTTGAAGCGCAAAAGCAGAACGCAAGCTGTTAATTGTAATTGCCGTTGCACTCGACAAATCAACTAAAGCTTTTGACGCATCAGCCGTAGCATGCGAAGCATCAGCAATCTGCCCAGATATTGTGACATATTTCTGAAAAGTCCGAAAATCAGAGCTTGAATCACCAGAACCAGACGAATAGACATTACGGCTGGCACTAGAACCGGAACCATGATTACCTAACGAAACCGAAGTACCATTTAGCGATACATCAGTAAAAATATTTGAAGACGTGCCCGCGGAAACAGGTAAAGAACCGGAAATGGGAAGCGACCCGGAAACCGAAGCGGTTTGACCAAGAGGCAATTCTACACCAGGGCCCTTCTGCGGCCAAGGAAGCGCGCTTGTGAAATAGTCATGACGTTTACCGCGATAAAAACATTGCGCAGTCGTGGCATCTTGCGTAGCATCGCCGCCATATGCATCATCTTCCGACGAAGACGAAGAAAGGGGGGCACCAGTCTGAATAGACACAGCGTTCTGAAGATTTTCGTCGCGGAACCAATCGTTGTAGACCTTCCAATAGGCTCTGAACGGAAACGCACTTACGGATAACTTATTTTCTACATCAGTCGGAAAACCAAAATAATCCCATAACGTTTGAACCTGCGCGTTTGTAGCCGTCATCTGAGGTACTTCATATTCTGTGCTCTGATAGCCGGCAAGCGGGTTTTCGCCGTTGAACTCTTTCCAGTGCTTCCAAAGCAAGCGATATGGAACGAAAAAAAAGAAAGTATCCATATAAGCATTATCCATAGCCGGAACAATAGGCGTAGCCATACGACCAAAAAGCGTTGCTCTACAATTAAAAGTATCGCCAGGGTAAACCTCATCTATGTAAAACGGAACAAGTCGACCTGCATCCAACGTAGTCTTAACCGTATGGGACCGTTTAAACGAAGACCGAGGAATCTGATTTTGCGGACTTACAGCAAAGTTGTGCTGAGTAGCTCTTTTTGACATTTTTATGCATCTCCTAACATCTACATTTAGTACACCAATCTTACATTGGTGTCAGTCGTACCAGTTACATCAAGTAGAACTGGTACGACCTGAAAACAAAAGTGACAACCATGCGGTTTTTCAGCTTTTCTGAGAAAAAGTGACATTTACTGAGAAAATGCCTAACTGTTAACATTATCGGCTGCATTATTATCCGTGTTCTCCGTATGATTATCAGACTCAATGACGGTCTTAGTAGCAAGACCCATAGCCACAAGCTCATCTAAATTTTCCGGATTATCGACAAATTCCAAGAAAGCAGCTGGGTCATAGTTGAATCGCTTGCGGACTTCCAAAGGCAAATTATCAAAGTTACTCTTAGCCTCAATCATACGATTGTACATCTCTTGCGCATTATCCGGCAGTGATGCGAAATCGCCAAAAACAGGCTGCGCCGGCTGGCCATCGCCGTGAAACGTAGGCATAACGCCAGAAGAGTCATACATTGAAACGATATAATTGATATCTGCTTCATCTTTAAACTGCTGCTGCGTCATGGAAGGGACAGAAGACTTCCAGCCTTCTCGAACACCGGCGTTATATCTAGAACGTATCTCCATCAACATCATTCCTTTCGACATTAGCATACTGTAAAGCGTGACTAATAAAATTAGGCATATCATACGGCTTCAGAAGACCTTTTTCGTCATCAAACTCACCTAAACAATACAAGTGGAAGTCGCCGAGATGCTGACTAACAAGACTCCGACTATCATTACACAAATCACTAAAAGAACGGCCAGCAACCAAGTCATTCTGGGCAAAGTACGGCGTATTGAAGCACTGTGCTTTATCATCCAAGATTGAATAAACTTTAAGCATTTCGTAACAGCTCCTTTTAAAACATCAAGAATAAAATCAAAAACAGCAGTAACAATAACGGTCAAAATACGTACAAGAATAGTAACTTGAAATCACTCCTTTCCGAGAGGGAGTGTTGCTGGGAGTAAACAGAAAAGGATCGCTCATTTTAAATATAAAAAAAAATGCCCTCTCGTTAATACAATAGTACTTTACGGGGGGGGCAAAAAGTCAAATAATATCTACTCATACATGTCCATATCATCATGCAAACATCGAACAAGCTTAGTTAACTTACGAGCTTTCAAACGCTCTTGAACCTGGGCAATTTCATACTCTTCTGTTGTCATCGACTCATCGCGACAATACTTGTCTTGACGAGCTTTTTTGACTTTCTCGTACAAATCGGGATTGTCTTTTTCAAGCAAAGAATCATAATACGCGGGCGGCTTACATGTCACGCCGTCGCGAACAACAATAAAGTCGTTAGGGTAAACTTGACTTTTATACTTTTCATACCAATCATGGCCGAGACCGGGCATACGCGACATCAAAACAAAGGGCTGCAAAGACTCATCAACATCATCACCTTTTTGTTTTTTCATAACATATCGCGCGACGTAAGCACATGACTCAAACGTAACGCTACCGATCAAACTGAATCCATAGGGCCACAGCTTTTCTAATGTCGGACTGCGATAATACTGGAAACCGTGCTTAACTGTGTGAATCATCAAATCTGGAAAACGCAGTCCGAAAATAACTGCATGATAGTGCGGCCTTTTAAACTTATGGCCGTACTCACCACAAGCAAAGAAACGAAGACCATTACCAAACTTCTTACGAAGACGCTTCATGAATTTTTGAAAAACATCCTTATGAATTTTACCATCTTCCGGCAAATATTCGGGACTATAAGTAAGCGTTAAAAATGATCCAACACGACCAGCCATCTCAAACTCATGTACACAGCGCATGGCCCATTGTCGGCTATACTCAAGCCGACAGCCGACACACTGACCACACGGAACATAAATTGTTTCCGGAAGCTTACCAAGTGGACGCCAAGCATTACCATAGTTTGCCGTTAACGACCGCTTACCAGTCTCTTTATTAATTTCTTTGGAGTGCCACATAGGTATTGGATGGTAACATGGCATATCATACCTCCTAAAACATGGCTAACCAGGGCGAAGTGTACGTGAAAAGATACTCACTATACACTCGCCTACTATAGTCTAAAAACATGGCTAACCAGGACAACCTATACATGACAAGATTGACGCCGACCGATTGTCTACTAAAGCCGAAAACCACCTCTCATCGGTATCGGACGATTGTTCTTCGGGTTAACTGTCATGCCGCGACGAAAATTTTTACGGCTCTTTTTCTTGCTCATTTTTTGTCGTTTCATAATACCATTTCCTCTCTCAAAACAAAACGTCAATCACACTGACTATAAGAACTAACACGAAAAGCGCGGTAGATAAACCGAGCAACAAAGAACAGCAAAACAAAATAAACTTAATGAACTTAATCATGCTTATCGATTCCTTTCACTATCTTCCAAAAAGATTCCTCAACAAAAGCCTTTCCGGAAAATGCAGCAGGACCAAGATTGTCATAAACACGGATAAGTGCAAGAGCATTCTTCAAACGCTGGTATTCACTCTCTGTGCAATAAACGCTTCTCGACTTTTTTAACTCTTTCATATCTACCAACTCTCCTCTCTATGTTTAAATTATAACATAGTTTAAATAGAAAGTCAATAGATTTCTAACAGAAAACTCACTTAAAAATTTGTGTGACAAGGCCAAGCGGACTAGCATCAACAAGACCTTTCGCATTGCCAAGAATACGAGCTAGATATTCATAGGGACCTTGCGGGGTAACACCAGAATAGCGATTCTGGGTTTGATACTGTTTTAGATCTATCTGAGCACGCACACGATTTACAAACTTTAGCGCATTATCTTCAGTCTGCCCTTTAGCTTGCAAGTACTCAACCAGCGATCGAGCACTAAGCTCGCCTTGTACGTACTTCTCAGTCATCATTTTAACTTGATTCAAGCTTGTTTCAGAATCAATTCGCAAAACTTCATGCACATTCTTCTCGATATCGCTATCAATTTTTGCGATTTCATGTGGCAACAAAGCATTGATCCGATTTGTCTGGGCGCCGAGATTCGCCGTTGTCGCATTTGCGACGTCTGTCTGAGGACCGCTAATATACCGAGTCTCGGCATTATATTTGTCAATTTCAGACTGCGCTTTTGCAGTGCCGACACCTTTTGTAAAATCAGCACTAGCTTGCAAATTATTCGCATTAGCAAGCAGCTGTAATAATTGCGTCTTTAACATAGCCTCTTTGTAATCTGCTTCCGTAGATGCAGCACGACCTTCCTGCGTCTTTTTATATGTATCCGCACCGAGGTTCAAATTTTGCTGCTCAAGATTCTTTTCTTGCTGCTGTTGGATTTTTCGGTTAGTTTTAGCAGAATACATACCAGTCATAGCATTAATACCATTAGAAACATCCGAGCCATAACCAGTATACGCATTAGAGGAATAAGAGGCAGTCGCACCAGCAGGTGTAGATGCACCTTGACCACCCATGCCCGAAAGCATGGGATTTAAGCCAGCTTTACGTAAATCTTCAATCTCACGCTGATGGGCGGTAGAAGACATTTTTTCTTGCCAATCGCGAGTTTTTTGTGCTTCCTGTGATTGCCATTGCATTTGCTCGCGTGAAAGTGCAGCCTGGGCATTAGCCGATTTATTACCCGACCATATACCAAGGGCAGCACCAGCAACCGAAGACAACCAACTCATATATCATCACCTCTTAGAAATGGTCAAGAAGACCAGGAACACCGTAAACAGGCATGGGCCGAGCACATTTTAGATCTAAGTACGCGTCAAGATAAAACTG